AGAGTGAAACGACCGGTATCTTGGTTTTCTACAAAAAAAGTAATCGCACCATAGCCTAGATACTGTAATTTTATCTCAAAAACATTTCCTTTTGATGGATCTAACGTCATTCCAGATGGGCCTGTGCCATCCATAACATCATTGTTCCAGTTTTCTTGGGGTATGAATGTTTCAACCCCATTGCTTCCGGCTCTAGTCTCCACTAAAGAACCTGTAGCCGTTGCCGATGAAAAGGAAAATGTTCCAGTCTTATCACCTAGTGCCTGAGCTAAAAATGTTACAGTATCCCCGTTTTGATATGCTCGCCATGCTGATCCTGGAGCGAAATCACTATCGCTAGCTATCTCAAAAGCATTGTGGGCAGCCGTTCCAGACGTTAAGTTAACTGAATAAGCTACACCTGCAAGCGTAATAGTAGCCGTCTCGGAACCACTAGCGCCAGCCGTTATCGTCAATGTTTGGATTTCTAGCTTGCCATTCGATTTCCAAAATATTCCAAAGTCAAGGCCATTGAAACCAAAACTTAGTTCATTCTCTGAGTTTATTCCGCCTGCCCTCTGAGCGCCTAATGCTACAGGAGCACTAAAACCAGCGGTAAACCTTAAGATTAGACCTTGGCCTGGACGATAAGAAACTGCCCTTCTTGATCTTATAACCCCATAGCCGCCTATGTTCGTACCAGTCGAACATTTAAAGTTAATTCCAGTCGTGCCAAAGTCTTCTGAAGCCGACCCGCCCGTTGCAGAAAAAATTTCGGTATCCGTTTTGTCTCTTAAGCCATATACAGCATCGATTTGGATTTCAGGTCTTAGTTGAGAAACATTCAAAGCGCCAAATGCTGTTAGCATGTCATCAGTAAACTCTACCTGTGTAGTGCTACCGCTGTTTCTATCGCAGTTTATGCCAAAAGTTTTCATGTTGGGCAAATCCTTAGTCCTACAGTAAACGTCCCACTCGTCGGATTGTAGGGAACCCAACGAAATCTAAGAGCGGATACCAGTGTCCACGCTTGCGGAATGGCGACAATCTTTGAACTATCCGCAATACTATCGGCTATAACTTTTACTTCCTCGCAATCAGTAAGAGGTTCCCACTGATCTTGAATGATAGCCGCCTCAAATATAAACTCCCCTCGGACTGAAGAAGGCCAAACGAACTGATAAAAGACGCCAGCCACCGGATACGCAAGACTTAAAACAGGAGATGTGTACTCTTGAGTAGAGTCTTGATCTAAGACGTATGTCTCATTTAAAATATGTCTCGTTCCTGACATTTACTTACCTTCTAAATTAAGACAAACGAACAACTGTCCATAGAAGTAGCACCTCTAGAGTTGACAGCTTCGATGTAACAATTAACTGTCCCTACAGGTGTAACTAGATCGGGACCAGCAACGGAACAGGAATACCCTGTTCTACTCGATACACCGAAGAAGTGAACACCTGCCATCCACCCATCGCTGTACCTTCTAAAGTCAGCATTACTTCCTTCGTTATGTTGAGGGAAGAAAATGTTGCTGAAATTGTCGGACCCAACTGTAGAGTTATCGTCTAGAGTGTATGCTCCAACCGCGACACCATAGGTAAGGTCGTCAACGTCCCAACCGCCTGTAGCTGTGATAAAAGCCCAGTCGTTTGTTGCTTGCCTACGAAGCATGATCTTGGTTTTATCGTTAGGGTCATAGTAACAAGCATAACTAAACGAAGAAAAGTTTTGGGTCCAGTTACCACTACTGTTTATAAACCCATTGTCGAGTTTCCTGATATATGGCCTTGTAGGTTCTATTTCAGTTAGTAGGCTGTTTCTAAAGATTCTAGTTATCGGACTTCCACCACCGTCTTGAAATTCTGCTTCTACGATGCAATAGTCTGGGGAAGTGCCGAAGGAGTTGGAACCTAGAATGTCCATACTGAAGGCTACTCCTTCGGGACAGGCAAAGGTTTGATGCATGTAACCAGGAGTAGCTTGGAAACTATTATCGTTATCGCAAGTGACGAAACGTGTAGAGGTGTTCGGAACTCCGGGTAAGGAACTTGACGGCCATCCGGAATTCGGTGTATCTACTCCATACTCACCGTTGATGTGAGTGTATCCGCTCGGACTACTAACAACGCGAGTCCAGCCTGTGAAGTCGCCTGTTTCGAAATCATTATTTGTTATTTGTTCGCCAGCGGTGTAGCCAGGTCCAGATGCTTCCAGACCTATAGCTCCACGCATTGGGTTTCTCATTGGGGAAATAATACTCATATTACCCTCTACTTCGTTACTGCTACAGTGATACTAGGGGTTGTTGCACCTGCAAGCACCGCTCTAAGTTTCTTTCCACCACTTGCACCTTCGAGGAATTTAACGCCAGCCTCAGTGAATTCACCTCCTTCAACAGGTGCCCAATTTCCACCGATTTCCATTTCAATGGTGACTGTACCTCCTCCGAAGGTTCCCGATGCGCTAACGTAATGGCCTCTAGCATTAGTCACCACGATAAACCCGGTTCCCGTTGCATCACTAGCTTGGTTTTCGAAAAGTAAAATTATGTTACCTTGATCTCCGACTGCCATAATATGCTCCTTGTTTTATAGTGTTCTTGTAATTGTTCCACCGTCTATATTATCACCTACCCACCATAGTTTGTGCTTATCTGAGTAAGCATAAGACTTAGCTCCGAGGTTAATATTAAAACCTGGGTCGCCATAGTAGAACCAGTCTATTCCATTTTCACTTAGGCTTAAGTGTCCACTGCCTGAAATTGCTATCCATAGTTTATAGGCAGGTGAGTATGAAGGTATACCTATGTCGAGGTCGTTTATGGAACTTCCTCTCTTGTCATAAGTCCCGGCAGTCCAGGTAACTCCGGCATCGTCGGAGTAAACTACAGGGTCCGAACCTGCAATAGTAATAGAGTTTAAGCCTACAACGCGGCCAGAAACCTCGTCCACTGCAAGGTATCGAACTTCGAGATTGAGACTATCTCTTGCCGTCCAAGTAGTACCGTCTGGACTGGTCCAAATGTTGTTGTTTGTACTACCTCCTGTGTAACCTCCGGCAAAAAATAGTTGATGATACTCAGACCAGATAACATCGTAGGCTAGAGTAGTGGTCCCTGGTAGTGTAGCTGCGTAGGACCAAGTAATGCCATCGGCACTAGTGACTACGTTATTACTATTTTTGTTTCCAGAAACTACAACAAACAATCCATTGCCATATGTAACGGCGTGCATGTCTGCCCCACCAACACCGGAACCGTCCGGGTGAGTTCTAGCAGTCCATGTCGTCCCATCGGGAGATGTTTGAATTGCACCGTTTTCACCTACAACCGCTATAAGGCTGGCACTTTCAGCGGCAGCATTCCACAAGGCATTAGTGTCTACACTTGAAGCGTAAAAGTTAAGGCCATCGGGTGAACGGTAGTTGATTGCTTGCCCACCGTAGAAAAGGAAAAACATGTCAAGGAACTTGCTGTAGTACGTGCATCTTGAGAAGTAGCCTGACGTAGAAGGCGAGGTAACTTGACTAGTATTGCGAACTGCTTGCCATCCTGAGGCTAGACCTTGTTGGCCTTCCAAATATTGAAACCACTTGTGGACTGCATACTGCCAGTAGTTTTGCTCATTAAGGTTTGGCTTTTCACCTTGCTCACCGGGGAGGTTTCCAGGTGTGGCTTGCCATCCGAGAGTCCACCGTGAAGAATCGGTAGCTGTTCGGATTGCGTTAGCTCCTCCACTACCGTCACCTTCCGTTGCCCAATCGGTTCTTTCAGTTGGTCTTGTCATTATCTAATTTCCTCCTACAAGGCTTGAATAGTGGGTTCCATAGTATAGCTCTAGGGCTGACGATTGTACCATATACATTTGAATGTCGGCTGTGGTAATGCCTGAGATATTCGAGTTCCAAGTCACCCCACTATCCGAACTCGACCCGGCAAACCCGTTAGCATAAGGATTGTCGTCTCTGAAACAGAAGGCAAGGTTTGCTCCCCCGTACCCTACAACACTTACTACCAGGCAATAAGTTGTTCCAGGTGTCATAGCAAGTGAGGCGAAGTTAAAGGTCACGGCAGGATTATCGCGTGGGTTAGAATCGAAATACGTGTCTAGTGTGGTAGCGTCTATAGTGTTAGTGCTATCGCCTATGAGAGTATCAGGCAGATCACTACCGTCCGCTGTAAAGAGTGATAGCTTTATATTTCCTGTTGCTGTACCGAAGCGGTTGAAGAAACTGTTCATCGAAACGCTGATTAGTTCGGACCCTATAGCCTCAAACGATTGACAGTACTGACGTGTAGCAGTAAAGATTTCAGCTTCGTTATTTCCTGAAGCATAGGTTTCTTCCCCAGGAGGTGCAAGGGTTCCATACCCTCCTGCATTTGGGTCCGAGTCGAACCCGAAGTAGTCACCTGTCACGTATCTTAGTGTCAAGGCACCTACGCCAGCGGCTTTAGCCTTTTCCATACTGTCTTGAACAAGTTCGGGGTCAACTCCAGTTTCACCTTCATCCATACCATACTCGACCCGTACCTTAGCCGGGAAGAACTCTTGCACTCCAAGGGGTCCAGTGAGAAGGTCGCCTAAGATTATCTCGGTAATACCCAGGAGTTCTTTAGCGGTGCCGTCCGAGTTGTTTTCTGCAATCTGCCCGACGATTAGCTCCCGATACCTGGCATCGGTTTCACCTCCTCGATCTTGGCCTACAATCTGTCCTATGCGGTCAAGGTTTATTCCTTCGGCAGTGTCTAGACTTCTCTTAGTGAGCATGTCGTTAAGGACGGTTTCCATGTCTTGGGCTGGTTTTACAAATGATTGAAGAACTACGTCCCAAGCACTGGCATCATCACCGTCCCAAGTCCAAGTCTTGGCCGGGTCTTTATACTTTTGCGGCAAGCGTGAAATCGCTACATCCGCATGGTCAGTTATAGGGCTTACGCTACTTACAGCCATTCTTCACCCTCCTTAAACGAACGACACGTCAGCCGAATCAATAGTCGCTAGTTCGTCAATTGCTATCGGAATGTTGGTACTAAACCAACTGACATTATCTAAAGATCTCTCAACACTAATATCTAGAACGCCTTGAGCGTTTACATCACTGGCGACACAGAGTACTTTATACATAAGAACATCCACGCCAGCCGTGAGGTTTGCGATCGCCCACTCTGCCAGTGCGGTTTGTATTGCAGGTTCCGCTACTGAGGAGTCGTAAGTCGCATCTACTGTTAGAGTGTACCTTATCCATACTCGAACTTCCTCGACTTGTGAGAAATAAACGTTTTGGAAATCTCCGGCAGAGTCAGTAGCTCTACCTTGAAGGTCGCCAGCGGTTTGGATACCAGCCGCCTTCGTGTCCCAAATTTGTTGAGCTATGTCGTCGAGAGTTGTTCCGGCTGAGTTGATTTCCACAAAGGAAGCGGTAGGCTGGGAAGCACCCCCGGTTACAACCGCTGCAACAACAAAGTCGTCCCGAGTCGCACCTTGTATGGTGATAATGTTTCCACCGTCCGATTCTGCTTTGTAGACAAGCCCTTCAGCTTCAAGTGCTGCCGCTATTGCAGTCATGGTTGTTGCGTTATCGGTAGCAAATACTACTGGCGAACCTCCAATAGGACTGGCATCAATGGTTATAGCTATTGAGTTTCCTGTTACCAGGTCGGCACTAAAGGTTAGGGTCGCATCCATACCAAGGTTATAGCCTGTAGCTGGTACGATGGCAGCTTCGAAGGAGTGAGGAGGTAAATCACCCACAGTGAGGTCAGTGTCGTTAACATTAAGTGCTGCCGCTCTAACTTCATCCATAAGGACCAAACCACTACGAATACCAGCTTCGGTAGCAGTTCCGGTTCTACCGAGTTCGACTTGCCTTCTTCTACGTAAAGCAGCATCGGTTTCTCTGTCCTGCCCAAGTGTGGCATCGGCAGGGTTTGTAACTGAGTCTACCTTAGCGACCGCTGCGACTAGAGTGTCAATGGTTCCAGCCGGAGCGGCTATAGCTCCCTCGGTTTGAGCGGTCGCGGCTACCGTAATTGTCATGGTCGTGTCAAGTATTGTTGCTTCAACATCTGTTTCCCAAATAACTGTGGAACCTCCACTGGCATTGACTTGAGTACCAGCCGGAATGGTTACATCTCCTCCATTAATATCATTGGAGCGTGTGAATTGTAGGACTACAGTGGAAGCTGTAGCTTCTTCTCTTATCACACCGTTAAATGCGCAAGCTTGATCGAGATACACCCCGAAGGAGGTATTGGGAAATGAGGCTTGATAAATCGCTTCAACTAGCTCATACAGGAGCGAGTACCTTTCTGAGATGATTCCTACCAAAACTCCGAAAGGCGAGTCTTCTCCTAGGTCGATGCCATCACCAAAGCTTCCTCGAAGGTCTGCTTCGATACCTGCTTTAATATCGGCAAGTCGGTCGATCTGTAAACCATTTCCGTCAAAACTAGCCACGTTTATACCTCCACGTTATAATTTAACACGCCATCACTAGTTGTGACTTCAAACGATATATTTGCGGTTCGAGTATCATTTTGATAGTCAAGGCGAAATTTTGTAATGTCTAGAACACCTGGAACCGCTGAGATAGCGTCTAGGTAAATATTTTCTACAGCGCTTACCGAAGTCGCCTTCCTCAAGATTTCTTGAAATAAAGGCAGTCCTAAATCTAGATCTAGAAACCAATCACCCTGGACTGCGAGCAAGACTTGCTTAAGCTTTTGCGCTACTTCATCAATACTATCAACTAAGGCTAAAGACCCATCAATAAGCTTCAAGTCGTTATCAGTTGTTAGGAGTAAATTCATGGTGTCTTTTCCCCAAAGATGAAGTCAGAGTTATGATTAGGCAATGCACTCGACACCGCGCTTAATGCAGCTTCAACGGCAGTGGTTACTATCGTTGAGGTAACAGGCAGGGGTCCAGATACCGGGTCTGCCGCTGTTCCTAATGCTTGCCCTGTAGTAATCAACGCTATTAAGTCCTCGATAGCAGAGATTAAATCGCTGAGATTTGTGTTTAACTCAGTACCTAAAACCATTGGCTCGTTTGAGGTTGAGGTGTTTCCGATCAGAATCTTATCACCTCTAAGCTCCGTTGCATCAGCCACAGGTTTAGGGTCGATAGGTAAGTGATCAAGTCCTGGTACTGCAATGGCATCGTTTATGTTATGGAGTCGAGTATCCTTAAGATCAATCTCCCCTCCACTACCCAACCAAGTGTCGAGCGAGCGTTGAGAGAAAATAATCATTACAGGGTCGCCTTTCGCTATTGGAAAGACAATACCCCTCCCTCCAATTCGAGGAAATACGATAGGTACATCGTCCACTAGTGCGCGAGAGACGAGTTCTTTAGTGTCAGCCCTCAACCTTTTAAATGCGAACCTTATCGTGGCCTTCTGTGTTTCAGAGTCATACTCCTCCACTGTACCAGGCATACAGGTGTTGAGTTCCACTTGGTTTGCCCGAATTGCAGCTAGGATTAGATCAGTCAGTTGGGGAGTTTCTTCACCTACTTGAATTGCGTATGTCATGCTAGTACCTCCCCGGTGTTTATTGTCAGACTCGCATCAATCGGAGGTGCCGGGGTTAGTTCTAGAGTTACAAGAAAATCACCGGACCAGGAGTCACCTTGATACTTAGCAGTTTGTATCAAGTAAATGCCGGACAGTCCAGGTTCTAGCGTTGCAAGATCAACATAATTATTCGGTCTTAGGTCCGGGTCGATCAGGGCTTGCACCACTAGTAGACTCCCTCTAATGCGAGGTCTACCAACCATTCCAGTCGATCTAGATAGGAGGACGATATACTCGCGTTTGGGTTTCCTATCTTTAGGTGCAATAACTCCACCTTCATCTTGCATGTTGAAAACAAAACTATAAGTGGAGGATAGGTCTTGAATGTTCTTTATTGGGTCGCCTGTAAAGGTTCGAGCTAAGGGTAAGGTCGCAATAAGGGGAACGTCTACGGTTACAGAGAGTCCGGCAGCTTTAAGTAATTCTTTTACAATGTCGCTGACCAAAGTACCTGCCGGATACTTCTTTTCAAACGTCACCGCTTTTAATTCTTTAACACTATCTTCAGCCGTTATTTCGGTAATCCATTCAGGAGGCTTATGCGTGGATACAACATTGCCAGTACCTCGGAAAAGAATTTTCTCTCCCGAGGTCTGAAACCCAGCACGTAAGACCACCTTGGTAAGAGGACTACCTTCGGCAGTACGTGATTGAACAAGGTCGCGGCTATCTCGGGACAGATTATAAATGGAGATTTTTGCCGTATTTTCTGAAGACTTCGCAGTCTTTGTAACGTTAAAAGCAATGCGTAGGTTTTTTATATCTATCTTTTTTCCGATAGCCAGGTTCGTGATTGTTGCTGATACTAGGCGACCATAGCTTTCTGTTTCCATTATCCAGCCTCGACATAATAGAGTTTAATATCTGTACCGAGGTTAAATCTGTTAGGTATTGCACTATTGGAAGCCAAGGCTATCAACGTCCCAGGCCATTTATTAGGGTTTCTGTTTTGATAAAGGATAGGAAATTCGAGGACCAGCGGAACCCCTGATTCAATAACATTCCCCTGATTGTCACTTATATCAATGACCCATAGTTCGGTACGGTTCGTCCACCGGAAATAAAACTCATAGCTATTTCCTTCTAGGTCGTTGAAGAACCTGAAGGCAGGAGTAGAAGGAGTTAGAGGTATGTTTATTGTTGCCATTAGTCTATTACTCCTAAGTCTTGAAGGACACTCTTACCTTGTTCAAATGCGAGACTTCCTTCTTCTTCTTCCTTACCTGTCTTACCTCCTTGGTCTGCCGCTTCGGTAGCCGATGCGTTAGCAGGGTCAGCTATTTGACTTTCACCTTTCTTCTGCTTAAAAGCTTTAACAGTGACTATTTTTTGTAATGTCATGTTAAATCTAAGTGAATCCCCTGTCTGTTCGTTTTGTTCAAAGGATAGGGAGTTTATCACCATGTCTTTGTAAAGAAGGTCGGAAAAGTAAGTCCTGATCTTAAACAACGTACCTTTCTCAAATGCTCGCGTAAGTCCCAACATTGCCCTTTTCGGGAACTCGGGGTCATTCTCATTTCTCACAGTCAAGAGTTGAGTGAAGTTCGCTTTTTTCAAGTCAGGTGTCTCGTCGTCGCCAGCTACCGCACTGGCAAATGCAGAAGTAAATGCTGAAGCGAAAGTAGCTGACAGTCCTTGAAACTGACCAGTAGAAAGTGCGGCACCTGTCAATAAACTAGATGCGATTGTTAGTAGTTGTTGAGAAGGTGATTCTGAGATAAACCCCGTTATTTGTAGGACAGTAGGGTTGGCTTGAAAATGATCAGTTATCGTACCTCCACCTTCTACGGGGTACTTAGAAATGTTCGCACCTAAATTAGTTTGCAGTGAGATAGTCGCATCTACAGGAAACTCTTTTTCGTCACGGGTCACAGGGTCCGTGAAGGAAAAGACTGTCGCTCTACTTAATTTATTTTTTAATGCAGCTACCATTTATTGCTCCATTGGGCTTCGCAGAATTTCTAAAGCGGTCCTATGCGCGTCTTTGTTTAAGTTACTCAACATTTCAAAGGTGCCATCGGTACTCTCGCCACCTCTTAGCCCAACATGGTTATCTTGTTTGACTGTAATGTTGCCGATGCCAAATAATTTCAAGGCATCATTTGCAGCTTGGACTGTATTGCCAGACACTAGGTTTGCCGCAATACCTACCGTAGTACCTACCGCTGCAACGCTATCAAGCAGTGGTTTTAAATTCTGAATAAGATTCTGTATTCGGATAAAGGCACCGTCTATAAAATCGTAGACAAGATCTCGAAGGAAACTAAAGAATGTACCTATTACAGACTTACGGCCTTGGAATAGCGCGATAAGATCATCAATCAATAGGTAGATGCCTGTTATAGCGATTCCTACTGGTCCCGTCCAGGTTAGTATAGATAAGAACAGACCTCGGCCAAGCCATCGCAAACCGGAACCGAACTCATTTACAAGTTCAACACCTTGGGCAAACACTTCGATAAAGTTTGAGAAACTGAATGTGACACTCGAAAGGAAAGGCAACACACTTCTCACAAGTGCTCGACCTAATCTAAAGAATGCATCGTTTAAGTTCGACAATCTACCTCGAAGGGTTTTCGAAATACTTACCATTCGACCTTCAAACATTCCACCGTTTGAAGTCATTTGAATTAAGGCATCGTTAATTATTTTGAAACTTATTTGGCCGTCTTTAGCCATTTTCCTAATTTCAGTACCGGACTTCTTCAACTGTTTTTGCAGTTGTTGAAATATAGGAATTCCGGCCATCGCAAACTGTTTTAAATCTTGCGTGTATGCGCGGTTGTTTGCTCGAATCTGAATTAAGTTGATGAGCATACGGTTAAGCTTATCGGCACTACCGCCTGTTACATCACCTAGCCGTCCCAGAGTTGGAATGATTTCTTTAGCTGCAAAACCGCCAGCTAATAGTTGGATACCGAGGTCTTCTAGTTGAGGTATTTCAAAGGGTGTCTTTGACCCGAACTCAGCTAAGTCCTTAAGCATTGACCTAGCTTTATCCGCTGACTTTAAAAAGCCTTCGTATTCAACTTGAGCTACTTCTTCACCCATGCCAGCACGAAGCGCGGCACCTACTCCTGAAAGTGCTGCAATACCTCCTCCGGCAGCTAAACCAGCGGCAGGTCCGGCACCAAGTCCTAAAGCCCGAGCGGCAGCGAAGGTTTTAAACCCTCCCATGCCAGCGTTGGACTTAGCGACTTCACCTCGATAATTTCTAACGGATTTGTTTAAACCCCTCCAAGCTGTTCGGATGCGATTAACTTTATTAACTTCACCTTTAGCAAACTTGGAGGAGTGCATTTTAACATCGACGATGTTTTTCTTCAGCGACCTAACCTGCTTTATGGCAGCTTTAACTTGACTCGAATCGACCTTGTAGGTCCATTTCGTGACAAGCTCTTTAATAATTTGCGCCATGCCTAAGCCTTCCTCCCTGTATTGGTGTTCCGCAAGTGAAAGGCTTCGGCATCCGACTCAAGGTCGAGGGCTTCATTCGCGTCAGCCAGGTCGTTTAAATCCCAATAAGTGTTGACCTCATGCAGCGTAGTGATTTTCGCAAGTATGGGCCTCCACTTATAGAAATTTATGTTCATCTCATTTGGCTTATAGTGTTTACCATGAGCGGGTCCAGAAGTTAGTCTTCTGACTCGCTTCCTCCTAAAAAATCACCGTACTGATGCCTCAATACATGAAACATTAAGAAGTGGAGTTCACCAATTCTACCTCTGAAATGTTCGTTAAAATCTAAATCTCCCCCATTGACTTTAACCCCCATACATACCTGCCTCGCGTATGACGTATATTCTTTGGGGTCTAGTCTGTCTATAATCTTGCGAGCAAATTCTTCGATAACAGCGGAGTCTGTGTCGCCTACCTTACTGTCTTCGTCGAATAACTTGCCTACGGTTTCTCCCCCGTCTTCACTCATGAAAATGGAAACAAACCCTTCACCGAAAGTTTTTGTCAGCCAGACAAAGATTTCTAAGGATTTATCCACTCCCCATGAGCCGATAATGTACGTGTTTTTACCTTTGGTATAACGTGTGGGTTCCTTCATCTTACAATGTTCCTCCTGGTTTCATAATTAACTGACCAGTTTCTAGGGTCCAAACCCTATCGCCTAGGTCTTTTCCATATTCTACAGTTGGGGGTTGTTGTACCCAACATTCAGCGGCACCTACAACTGTAGTACCGTTGGCATCAATGATACCAAAGACAAACTTCCCTGCATTTAGTGGACTTTCATCGGCAAGTAACTTCCCAGAGAGGAAGTCATTTGTCTCTGAAGTTTGGAGCAAGGTTAGCTCAATTGTTCCAGAGAAGTCGTTGCTTTTTGCTCTGGCAGTCTCACCCGATGCGCCAGAGACAAGGTTCCAAGTTTGATTGTTTCGAGACACTGATATAAAAGTGCCATCGGCAAAGCCTTGAGCTATGTGACCTCCAAGGTTTACCGTCACTTTTTTAGGATCGTAATCTTTAGCCATTTTTTAAACTCCTTATGATAAAGTCACAGTACCTTGGACGTTAATTTTCTGAATAGCTCCTGCTAGTACTCCGGTGAACGTTGCATCGTTCAGTATTCTATTCTGCTTATCTGCGTTTGAAACATCAAGAATATCTGGGACCGTTGCAGTTGGTTCAACATCTAAGCTCAAGATACCTTGGTTTTGAGCTAGTGTTAAGCGGTTAAGCATAATTGATCTAATCTGAGAAAGACCGTTGGAGTCGTAAGGTACTTTCGGTGATTGAACAAGCAGTTCGTAAAGATCAGCGGTCATATTCACTTGTAACCAGTCAAGGCCACGAATAACGTCAATCCACTCGAAAGGTGAGTCTGAGACTTTGCCTTCTTCTGTGATGTTAACGCTAGCCACTGTATCATAAGTGTTTGCAGCTTTACCGAATGCAGCATTCTTCTGAGAGTCTAGTAAGCTATCGACTGTTACACCGCTAACTGTTTTATAAGCCCATGTGATTGAACCGGGGTCTGTAGGAAGCTGACCGCCTATAACACCCATGTCTAGGTACTCGGCATCGAGTGCGTGATACCAGATTGAAGTTCGAAAGTTTGCTTTAGCTTGTGTGATACTTGCAATGTCTGTATCGTCAGCCGCATCAAGGATTTTAGAGTCGTCACTTTGAGCGAAGAACAGTTTAGGGTTGGTAGCTCCTAGTGCTTGGATGTAGTCAGACACCTCTGTAATGTCCGCGTCCAATCGAGAGAAAATACATAGTGCATACCAATCATTGTCTTCATCAATCGCTTCAGTCAATGACTCGGAAATAGTACCAGCTTCATCGGGGTATTGAGTAGTAGCTACTGTACCCACAGGCTGAGATGCACCTAAAGTAACAACAGATGCAAGAGTGTGCGCATCGTTATCAGCGAAGGTAACAGTGATCTCCCGAGTGTCAGTTACCGTTGCCGTTGTTACGCTGGCATCGGTTTGAATCTCGGCAGCTACAGCGGCTAAGGTTGTTGCCTGATCTGTAGTGAAAACTACAGGAGTTAGGTCAACACCGTCCACTGTACTTAGGATTGAGTTAGACGCTACAAAATCCGCATCGAAAGTAAGTGTCATGATTTGCACCACGGCAGACTTTCGTTTGATTGCGGTTAGCTTAGTTGGAGCAAGTTGTTGCCCAAAGTAAGCGGCAGCGGCAGCTAGAGTATCCGCTCCTGCAAAGGTATCAGCGGCTACTTCCGAATAACTTGAATAGATTTTGGTTCTATTCTGAAACCCTGCGTCCTCACTTAAGAATGCTCCGGTTCCAAAACCAGCCCTTGAAGGAGTCGCAGTAAGCCGACTAATCTGTACGTTTACGATATTTTGTAAAGAACCCATTTTCTCGAAACCTCCTTATGGTTTTGAAACGGATATACTAACTGAATTTCCACTTACATTGCCTAAGACGTTGACCGTTGCGATTTCACCACTATCAATCGACTGTACGATAGCGGTTGACAATGTAAAGCCTAGACTTGCCCTCGACTCTGTAGTCGTGTTCAAGTTTTCGCTTAAATCTGTAACAGTACCATAGTCGATTACTCTGCAAGTGATGGCACTTAGCAAGTCGATAACCTCGGGGTAGTCGAAACTAAATCTCATTTCTTGAAGTATCGACCAGGCATCGTCGTCACCGTCCCATCTACTACTTGCATCGGATATCGCTATCATCTCGCAGCTAATTACTCTCTGTCCTCTAAGCGTTTCTACTCCTAAGTCGTCTACCCTTCTTTCATCGAAGCCAATGGTGTCGATGTTTGCGATAGGTTGGTAGGCGATATAAGGTAGCTCAGGTCGAGGAGCATTCTGTCCCATGTAGTAGGTGTTCATGCCTGGAAGGATTAGTTCAATCCAATCCTTAAAGAAAGTGTTTAGCTCCGACCTTTTCTGCTTTAGAACGTTTATAGCCATTCGTTAATCCCCATCATACAGGCGAAGAATTACGCGGTAGTGTTGAAGTGACAAGTGCTGCCACGACTCCACTCTTACTGGCTTATATTTTACACCCTCTACTGTTATTAAGTCTCGGGTTGGATTTGTTGAATCATCACTATTTTGGTAGACGATTTGAGGGGAGTACATTAAAAGCATTCTTTCAATGCGACTGCCTGTTACGTCCATGATTTGTTCTTGCTCTATAGTGCTATAGGGCTGGACACTGGCGTACATTTGAAATGTTGAATCTAGGGAGTAGCTGTAAATGCCATCGGTGTAACTCCCTGTATATCTCTCAACTGTTACTTGAGTACTTCCAAGTGAAAACTTGGCAAAATTTATCATTTCAACCTCCTTAGCTCTTTTTCTATGCGCTTGAAGGTGGAGGTGAGTCTTAGGTTTCTTGATTTAGGTAAGTGGACTCTAAAGCCCACGGCATTGATCATTGCCCTTGTAGCCAAGAGAGGACTGCTTCCCTGCCGAAGTCTTCGCTTCCTTCTAATAGTAGAAGGTGCATTCGGAGGAGTCCGCAAGGTGCGAATTTCCTGCCTTAACCATTTGACAAGTCTTTGGCCTTGTTTCTCAAGCATTCCTTCCAGGCTAATACCTAGTCCTCGACTTGAGTAAAGCTTGCGAACGTGAGCAACGGTTTGTTTGAAATATTGATCTTGACGTTTTTTCAACATGGGACCGAGTGTTGGCCTTGCAACGTGTCCTAGTCTACCTGAAGGAAACTCATTATATGCAGCGTAAGATGCGATAGCAGTCTTGCCATCAGGCATTTGCTTCGCTTCCGGAAAGTGGTACCCCACTGTTACACTGGCGCCATTTCCTATCTTTGAGATTTGCTCAAGGATAGCCTTCTCGCCTCGGTCTATTTCCTGAAACGTTATTTTTGGTTCAAGCATACCAACCTCACAGTACGAGAGGGGTTGGCTTAAACGTCTTCATCAAATAAACGAACTCAGTGCCATATTTGGTTTGAAGTAGCCAAAGCTTAGTGCCGGGTACAGTACCAAGATAAGGCTGGGCACCTCTAACTTGCGTTAGATCACCAACCTTCTCTGTGGTTATTGCACCTACTGAAGTATCTGGACCCCCAGCGTCAGGTTCTTGAGTGTCGTCTAAAGCGTAGTGGTGTGCAACAAGTAAAGCCAGCCCTCTAGTGTACTTTCGGTCTGGAAGACGTGAAGTTTTCCCACTTAGATAGGCATCACTAAGTTGAGACTTCAAGGCTTCGAACTCTACAGAGTCAGAAGTTCTTGTAGCATACTTATTGTTTGTCATTATATCGACATAGCTTTTTGTTACATCCGCAATTGCCAAGACTATTCTCCTGTCAATCCGTCAAGGTCCATTTCCTTAATCTGCTTCCTAATCGCACCGCGAAGTGGACCTTTATGTTTAGGGTCTGCTTCCCAATCACGAAGTAGCTCAACATCAAAGGTTTTTTGAACCATTTCAATTGTAAGCTTGGCCTTTTCATCAGTAATGACAAGAATCTCTGAATTGATCAGGCCATCAACCGATTTCTTGAAACCACTATCCATTAGGCGGTTCCAGCGCTTGGGGTCAACAAGGTTGACCCCAGGCATGAGGTATAGATTTCCAATAGATCTAGCTCTAGGCTCTCTGTTATCAACTAACATACTTAACTCCTGGGTTTCAGTGTGTGACCACACAAAATTTATGTGATCACACAGGATTCACTTAGACACCATTCGCTTGCGCGATTGATTTCGGATAGTAAATGATTGTGCCGGCCGTGCGCTGGTGCACTGGTACACTGTACATAAGGCCATTTTCTTGAACGCTCAAGAACTCAGTGTCCTGAGGCACTTCAAGCGTTAGCTTGTCTGGACTTGGGTTGTACAGGATAGCGCAATCAGTGCCATCGTAACCTCCGGCAGGAGCGGCACCGGATAGCTCATAGTTTGGAACTATAGAGTTAATCCAAGGGTTACTCTTTAGCACGAAGTCAAGGATAGTAGTGTCACTAGTGCTAGAACGCGGAGTTGTAGCAATGTGAGTGTACTGTTCTTCGGGAATCATTAGGCGAGTGCCAATTTCCACACCGTTCGAAATCGAGCGGATTGTCGAAGTCATCTGTGAGATGTCAGTGATGATTTCGTCAGGTGTTTTCGCGGTCCACTGTGTTGAACCTCCGGCACCTGTAGCGATTGTCACCGCGTTGACGTTGGAGTTGTTGATGAACGGAGGAATGTCAGTTCCAGGTACACCGCTGGCGCTGTTTCCATGCCATGCGATCTTGTTTTCCAATTGCAGCATTTGACGACGAGCGGCATTTGCCATCTTTTGGTCTAGAGGCTTATTTGCGTAACGTGCAGCACGAATATCCTGCAAACTATAGCCAAAAGATACACCCATAGAGTAGATCTCTCGGGTAGTTTTCTTGGCAGTGACATTTACCGCTGGGAGGTCGGTTGCATAGCTATGAATTAGCTTTGCCATTCCCACATGATCCCAGGTGTAGTACGACACTGTCTCAGCACCACTGTCAGCACTAGAATCGAGAGGTATGAGCTTGCGAGCCAACAACTCCGGATAAATCACATCGTACGTTTTCGCCTTAACGCTTTCAAGTTCATTTTCAAAGAAGACCCCGGCTTGCGCATCGAGGTTTACATATTTTTGCCTACGCATCTATAAATCCCCCTACCATAGTTCGATAATTAAAAGATCGCCATCGGCAGCGGCACTTGTCTTAGCCGTTCCAAAAGCTAAAGTAGTGGTAGCTCCAACAACCGCTCCGACTTTACCAGTCGCAGGGTCATAGGCTACGCTTGCACCAACAGCTAGTGCTGCATTTGCTATCGCGTAGTAGCGACCCTTGTAAAGAACAGGTAGTTGACCTTCTTCTTCGTAAACGAAGGCAGCGCCAGCTACTCTTTCTTGGTGGTGAGAGAAAACTGCAATGCCTTCAACGGCATCGTCAGCTACACAAGCTTCATATTGATTGTCGTTAGTCCCTCGCTTAACGGCAACACCTAAAGCAATGTCGCCACCTTCAACGAGTCCACTGTCAATCTGGCGAAGAGAAAAGTTCTCCGCAAGCATTCCGTTAAACCCAATATCAGGGGTTTGATCATAAGTAGTTTGAACAGTCATTATTTAACCCCCTTATAGAGTTCTTTATCTCTTTCCCAAGCTTTAGCTCTAGCGTCATAAGCTTTTTTGAAAACATCGTCACTGGAATCTTGGTTTTGAATCTTGTTGCCAAGCTTATCAACGTCTTTGTTCTTGTCTTCGGAGTCTGCATTGAAGTCTTCAAGTGCGATCTCATATCTCGCGTCGATGTAGTCCTCGGACTTGCCATCAAGAGAGATTGAAGGACGTAATTTCTTGACGACTTTACCCTTAATCTCGACTTCGCTAAGTCCGTCTAGGTTAGTGTCACCAAGAACCTTGGAAGCTTGAGACTCAAGTGCTACGCGCTCACGAACGGCAGACTTGAACTTTTCCGCATCGTCAGCATCGTTTTGAACTTTAAGCTTAGACTCAAGTTCATCACGACTAGCGGTCAGTTTCTCAATTTCCTTGTTTTTGCCACGAAGCTTTCCTTCCGCTTCATCGCAATTGGTTTGGAGCGAAGTAAGGAGCGAATAAACATCGTCTTCGACCTTGAACTCCTTCCCGTCTATGTTAAATACCTTCACATCTTCCTCCCTAGGGATTTTATCGTCGATTGAGAAACCATCAAGGTTGACAGTTTGCTCCTTACCGTCTAGTAAAAGTTTGCAGTTTTTCCCACCTCTAGCATGTTGAACCAGCGAAACGTGGTTCACTTTGATATTGCGTTGGATACAGTCGTAATTTTGGCCTTTGTAAACGCCAGGTGTGAAATCTAGTTCGCATTGATAGCCCAAGCTAACTTCTTTCTTGCGTCTACGTTTAATGTCGGTTATGGTGTCTTTATTGAATACAACCAAACGTTGCTGAATGTACTCCTCGGAGTCAGTATTCTCTGCCTTGATTTTCTTCGGCCTGTCCGAAGCCATGCCTACTATGTAATCGTCAGCATTTTCAGGAGTAACAAGTTCGTCGGGGTGATTGTTGGTGAGCGGCATTCCATGAAGACTTGCAAGCATTGACTCTGTATGTTCTTCTGCAAGCCTGAGTTGCCTGATAATGGCGACTTCCCCAGTCTCGGGGTTGACTTTCTGATAAGTAAAGATGCCTGTTCGAGTAAGATTTGCTACAATGGACATGAACCCTTGAGCATTTTCCTCAACATCTGATTCATCAAAATTTATATAGTCAACATTTCTCATGCATTCCTCTAGTTTAGAGTTCAACTGACAGAATAACCTACATCACCTATCGTACGCAAGTGGAACACCGATACAGTGGTACACTATTACAGTGAAAATTTAAAGGCCATCTAAAATATCGTCCTCTTTGTCGGCAGGATTTCCTTTTTCTGGGTCTGAAACGGCTCCTTTTCCGGTTTCAGCGGTCCTTAACTCCCTTTTTCTACCTTCTTCAAGGACTGTCTCGTAGCTATATCTGCCAGTCCCAAACCGAGAATTTGCGACTTCATCCGGGTCGTAGACACCCATATTGATGTATTTTTCATCAATTAGGGCTTGTTTTTCCCTCGATTTTGCCGTTGATTCTTCATCTTGCTGGAACAAGGGGTTGAATTCGAAGGTTAGATCTTGCGGTTTTTCTCCGGCACCTGTTTGTTCGAACAACAATTCCACCAATAGCTCTATGGGACCGCGAAGATGGACCTCCTGCATACTCTTAACTGAGTCATAGTAGTTAAGTGTTTCAGAAAGTCCCGTTGCACCGAGTCCTGAAGGACTGTTACCCAATAATCGAGTGTGCGGTATGTCCGAACCAGCCACAAGGCGTTGAACGGTAAGGTCTATAAGGTCTTTACCTCCTGCCACGTTAGTTGAGACGTTTTGGAACTCGTCTTCCTTATCCAAGACGATAGCTCGGGTTGTAGACCGCAATAAATCAACGGTTTGAAGCTTTTTGAACACTAAATCATCTTGATCTTGCGCTAAAGCTTCGGAAAGTCCTTCGATACGGTATACTGGCTGGTTGAAGTCAGAGATTATCGTCGAGATTGAATCATGAGTAGTCGCATAATTGCGAATAGCATGCGCGAGGTATCCATAAATTGAGTCATGCCAGTAGTTGTTTCGCTTGTAGAGGCGAGTCGGGAGGTGGACTCCATCGAATCTGATAAGTCTTGAGTGGTGAATTTTTATGCGCTCACCGCCTTCTGCTATCGGTCCTTCGCTTGTATTGTAGTAGTAGTACTCTGGAACACCGAAGTCTGGGGAAGAAATATCGGAAATTATCTCTGTAGACATAATATCGACTTCATATCGGTCTATCACATAAAGAGAAACAACTTCCTTGACTTTCGCAGGGTCCAGAGGCTTGTCTAAAGCCCTACCGTCTTTTACGTTGATGAAAAGAAGGGAACCTCCGTAGATGCGAGACAGGTTCCAAGCCCAAGAAAGTTTCGGCCAAATTTCAAGCCTTCGAAATTCTTCTTCGAGATACTTTATCACGGTTTCCTGTTCGGCAGACTTATCCATGTTCCAAGTCACGCCTTCCCGAGTGCCATCGTAGGGGATAAGTCGTGCGATCTTGTTACCCATTTCATCGCCTGCATACATCGAGTCAGCGTCCGATCTAGTCGTAGGCTGCCAAGTTACTTCTGAATAGGTGTTCTTGTCTTTGGAAGTACCAAGGCCAGTTATTATATTCTGCCACCCATCTAAATGACTTAGTGCCTTTTCCTTAGTACTCATTTCACTTACCTTTTTTAGCTCTAG